GGACAAGTCCAGCCCACACATAGTGTCCATTAACCCATGTAGTACCTGGGTGCGAGCCGGAATTTGTTCTACCGGGTATGCCTTCAGCACTTCGGTAAATCCGTTAAACAGTGACCATCCGGTACGAGGAGCGAAGGCATCAAAGCGGGGTTCGTGCCATTGCTCAACAACTTCCTTGATTCTAGAGTTTGGGATAACTCTAGCCATCGTCGCCCTGACGATGGTTGCGTATGCCTGGTCGTCGCTCAACTCTGTTTCCTTGTACCCCTCGATACGCATTTCCTGCGATCGCCGTAGATCACCAAGCCGTCCCAGTGCATCATTAACTAATCGAGGTAGATCAGAAAGAGCGAATCGGGTGTGCCGTCGAGCAAATGTAACCTCGCCGGAGAAAGCCAGGTTGTCGCAAACAAACACGTGTGATCCCAAAGCCAATGATGCGGCAAAGCTCTTATCGTGGGTATTCCTGACAGCCGCCACCAAACCGAAATCGTCGTGGTTTACACCGTTGTTGAGGCGCAATAGCCCGAAGTACCGCATACCGTCTCTGGCAAGTCCATGTTCTTCGCCGACGACAGTAAGTCCCTGTTGCTCCAACCCCTGCACGGCAAGGTCAAGAACTTGAGTATGGGGTATGGGGTGATGCCGCCCCATCGGCTCCGGAGTGAATGAATCTTTAACCGCCTCCAAATCCACCCTCTCTGTTTTCCTGCCTAACATTAATCCTCTCATCTTGTCTCCTCCTGCGTTTTTTCCCGTGGTTGGACTTGTGACCAACCTTTGCGGGTTACACCCCACCCCGTTAGGTGGGGCCACTCCCCTACTAATAATCGAGGCTCTCGGCACAGTGATCGCAGTAGCAGGGGAATACCAATCCCATGTCTTCCAACTGGGCGAGTATATTCTGGCGGGCTTTCTCGTACTTTCGTGCTATGTGGTCAGGCGGTCTATGCCGTCCCAGGCCTCGCCCGCTGCCCATTCGAGGTCGTCCTGCTCAAGGTTCCAATCGTCCATTTTTACCGTTGCGAGGTCGCCACGGTAGCAGGGACCAAGCATCGCTATCGGCTCATCGCTATCTCCGGCAAACTCCATGACGTATATATCGCCACTGGGGCGGTGGGTCATGTACTCTCGGTTATTCATCGTGATTCCTCCTGTCTATATTCAAGATGTATATATAGTATCATATGTGACATTGTATGTCAATAGTTTTACTCTAAATAAAGAGAAATTACGGAAACTCGTTTGAAATTCGTTTGAAGGCGGAGTCTAATTAGGGGTTAATGCGGGGAGCCGAAAGGGGGTTTGCCTCTGCTGGAACGATGGAAGCCGCTCTGCGTTCGACTCAGTGGCTCCTGAGTGGAGAACGTGGAAGGGAAGGGGTGCCGGTTGCGGGCCGTCGGCCTTTCGGCGGGCGGGGAACCGCTGCGGACTAAACCGACAAACGGAGCCGCCACCCCTCCTTCCCCTGCATTATAACCTAGCTGAACCCTTGGCAGACCGAGAGAGGAGCCGAATTGTTACCGTGTAGTGCCGGCAACACGGGACGAGCACCTTGAAGAGGCTGAACTGGACCTCCCCGTTGTTGGGTCCCATTCCGCTCCTCTCTGAGTCCTCCAAAGGCAGTTTATGTTACCGATGTTACGGTTGGAGATCGGTAACATCGGGGCATGACGCATGACACGTTATGACACGTTTTCCGGCATTTCCCTTAGAAAAGTGATTCTCACGTAATAATGGTGAAAATTGCGTCATCATACGTCATGCGTCATAGCATTAACATCGGTAACAGGAGTTACATTCTTTGTCGTTCTGTTCAGGAGGAGGTATCTAACCAGGAAGGCGGCTTCGGGAGCCAACCAGACAGTGTGGGCAACCTCGCCAAAATGCTCTACCATCCAGATGAAGTCAGACTCAGGAAGTGTTACGCTGGGCTGGCCCGAACACCGTTTGATCGCCTCTCGTATATTATAAACCCGCATAGCGTCTAACCCGCTTTGAACCGGTGCCTTCCGCAGGGTCAGCAATAAAACATCGGGCAATCCCAAAGTGATGGATTTGCCGTTACGGACATCTAAAGTCCATTTGCGCCCATCCGAATCGAGGAAGGGGGAAGGGATGGGAATGCAAACCGGAGCCGTATTATCAATGGACTTGTTCATAGTTATACCTTTGCCGGCAGGATGCCTTGCTCAATTAAACGAGTGCGGTTTTGCATATGCAGCGTTTCCAACGCGTCCTTGTTCCCCCCATGATATGGGACAGCGTAACCGGAATCACACATCCGCTGATTGATGCTGGTCTCGTCGGCTCCTGCAAAAATAACTCCCAGGATTCTACCGAATTTGCCCTTATCTCTACTTTGTAACCGGAGCGTAGAACCCACCGGAGCAAGTGCAATTAAATAAGCCTTGCTTAATAATCCCCGTACCTTTTCCTCTTTATTCCGAGTCCTCGACTCAGGAGTGTCTATCCCCCACAAGCGAATCCTTTGCTTGGGCAGCACGACATCGAAACCTAACCAGATGTCAGCGTCGAGGGTGTCCCCATCAATAATCCGATCCACGACAGCCTTGTACTCGTACATTACCCCGACCACGAAGCGCATACGGAACAGCCCGAATGGCTCAATGCGGCCTTCTTCGTGCTTTTAGCCCCAGAGGTGAAATCTAGGGTATATTGGAGATATTCCCGCAACTGCCTAAAATCGTCTTTGGCGGTAGCCAGATTTATCTGGGCTGCTTCGACTCGTGATCGAAAATGCTCAATCATTTCTGCGTCTGTTGCCATTACTCCTCCTCCACGTCTTCGATATAACCGCCGCCGAACTCCTCGTTCAATCGCCTCATCAATAATTCCATCTTGACCTTCATTCGCTTTCCGGTTGTCCCGCTAGTGGAATCGAATATCCAGTAGCCATTCTCATCGTGGGGGGATAACAAGGTTGCGTTCCCCGCTGCATCCATAACACGCATTTCTCCCGATGTGCTGTAAAAGCTACACCCACCCGACAATGCCCCAACCGGTGCCGTACCGTCGAAAATCTCTATTGTTTTCGTTCCTACCGTCGTCCCTCGGACGCTATTATCGCCTATTTGAAGATTCCCAACACTGGAAAGGTACAGATGAGTTCCGGCGTTTGTTTTAAATGACAGACGGTTGTTGCCATGGTCGTAAGTGATCTGCCCAATGTCGTTATCGTCGGCGTCACCGAAGAAAATATAATTGTTATCACCAGCGGGGCATAGGAATTGGAGTCCGGCGTGGCTGTTATCCTCGATAATTAAATCTGCTGCCGCTGATGCCGTAACGCTTCCCGCAGTACCCCTCCAGATATGCACCTGATCAAGATCGGGGTCGGGAGGAGTAGCAGACTGGGCTATCATCAATCCCCCGTTGATACTGCGATAATGCGTATCGGTGCCGTCGGAGTAAAGTTCGGCTTCCGCCCCACTCGTTCCTAAAAGGATTTTGACGTTATCGTTTAACGTGATGTTAGCGGATCTTGTAGCCGTGCCATTAAAGGCGGTTGCGGAAATCGTAGCGGAACCGTCCGAACCATCATGATCGTGGACGCTCAAAACATCGGCCCGTAGAGCATTGTATTGGGTATGTGTTGCAAGGTCACCGTTCGCTACATCAGATGAAGAAGCCATAAATCCTCCTTAGATTAAGACCATTTAGCGGCTCCGCTACTACCAAGAGCCGTCCAATAGAAGAAGCCCCAGGAAATTCCTACGGCCTGAGATAATTCCCAATCCGCATCTACCCTCATGCCTCCGGCATCAACTTTTAAATTTAAACCCTCGATGTGGAACTGGGTATCTATGCCCATACTCGAAGGCCCAACTAGGCGTATCTTATCAGAAAATGACCTATGAAGGATTTGCATCAAATTCGCTTGAGTGATATTGAACATCTGGCATTGGACTCGTTCCCTGGGCATACCGTAAATCCCTACACGTTTCGTAGCCCTCTCAAAAGCTGAACCTGCATCAGCCGTAACCGTGGGCAAATCTCCAACAGTGATGTCGCCGAATCGATCAATATGTAATGAATCGTGTGAAATTCTACGCCGGCCCTGGGTCGCTTGGCTGGACGAATCCTCCGCACGGGCTGCGGTAACTGAACTCTTAGTGCCTTTAATTCCTACTACCGACAGCTTGGTTAGATAGCCATCCAGCCCTGAACCGTTATGGACTTTCAGTTGAAGGAAATTGCCATCAAACCCATCAACGAATTCCACCCATACATCGAATACGCTGTAGGTAATCGGGGTGTCGGTGTTGCTGAACCCAGAATCTTGATAAACCCAGTTATTATTCGTTCGAGCGTGGGAGTCGTATAGCGTGATCTTGGTGCCGTCGCCGTCTGAGTCCTCCGTGCCGATGAAAGCATAGCCGTACCGACCCGTATTATCTCTAAACCATACAACGTGATTCCCATCTGTCCAAGCATTAGTTGCGTGATTAAATCCGTTGGAACCGGTGCGACCAGCATCATCAAGAATGGTAGCCGATAACGTAACCGTCCCAAGGTTGGAACCCTCGGCAGTAAGCAGATTTACTCCGCTATCGTCGTCTTCAACGTCCATAGTAAAATCCGTATCGTGTAAAGGAGGGCGAGGGCTGGCTATCTGGTCACCATCCCCAACGCAGAGAAACTGCTGAGTCGTGCCAGCAGCCATGAAGGGCCGATCATCCACCTCTAACCGCCATAAAAGACCAACCGCTTCACGGGAAACCCGATGGAACTTATAGTACACCTCATTCTCCACTCGGTCTTTGCCGTCATCCCAAATGAACTTAGCGGCAATCTCAATGTCGGTATGATCTCCTGCCGCCCTATCACTTCGCCAGGTTTTAATTGCGGTCGTATGCGGCGCACGTTCTCGGTGATCTAACGTCCTTCCTCCACCGTCACTATCAGGGTGAGTTCGCTTCGCTCCCTCGTACCTGAAATGTCCTTGCCCGTCCATGTACGCCAATCCTACGTCATCGTCCTGCACTTGGTAGATTTCAGTCAGCGCATTCCGGCCCATTGTCGCTTGATGGTTAGCGGTCTTCGTTAAATTGGTGCCGGTGTCGAGAATACGATTAGTAGATGAGAAATCTACTGCGTCAAGGATTCGGTCTAATATATCGTTGGCCTCAGTATTGGCCCCTCCCTCCGGTGCGGAGCGAAATACAACGTGATTCCCGAACCTCTCAAAATCATCCATCGCCCTAATGAATGCGTATTGATTGTGTACTTCGGGGCGGGGTTGCACCGTGTCGATTCTGCCATGAAAAACTGGGCGCATTCCTCCGAAGTCATCCCACCGGTCATTGGCGTGGGTTCCCCTTCCGCCGATACCGTGCTTAGTGGCAGTATTGTTGAAGGTGGACGTGGTATCAATCTTCAGAACTTGATCTACCGATATGCGAATCTCGTCCCCATGTAGCTCTACAATGATTCGTTTCGTGTCGCCGGCGTTCCAGGTCATGCCGATTGCAGATAGGACTGATAAAGTACCCGAATCCACCTTCCCCAGTTTCAGGTTAGAGCCGTCATGATAAACAATGAGGTAATTGGACGCATCACTCCACCGGCAAATAATTCCGCTTGCAGTCCCTCCTCGTTTATACAATCCTCCGACGTAACAATTGGCCTCGTTGAACTCTAGAACGCAGGAATAATTCCCTGCCGTCTTCGTTGCCAATTGGTTAGTTTGAACGTCGAATCGGCTCGTATCTCCGGCCCAAGCTGCGAATGTGTCATCGTAAGTAGGTTTGCGACTCGCTAAGGTATCGCCGTTAGTTCCGGTGAATTCATCGCATGGATAACATCCGAACACCCACACCTGCGGCCCAGGCCAACTTAGTGGATAGATCGCCGAGCTAGTATTCGTGGGACTGTATTTATGGTCATCATTTGTGAGTTTTAGTTCCAGGGTCGCTGCGGGGAACCGGTGCTTTAGGAGATTGCGGGTATGGATTCGTCGGAGCATCTGGACGTCAGCGGTAACGTCCTCGTTAGCGTCGGTATAATCATCATCGTTGTCGAAATCTATGAAGACTTGCCACTTGGCTTGAGGGCCAGCAACCATTAGAGTGTAGCCGCTTCCGTTCGCAACTGGGTATCGAGTTCGTCACGGATCATTAACACGAGTTTATTTAACGTGCTTTCGTCAAGGATGAAAGATTCATTGATGTTGACGGTTATAGACGATCCCCCAATGCCCGTCAAGGATGGTTTTACATAACTACCAGATGGGAGGTTGACTAACTCCGGCCCCTTTTCCCCGACGATCGTTGGCCCTCCATGAGCTACGCCTCCATGAGCGAAGCCAGGGAACTCAGGCCCATACGGATTATCGCCGAAGCCACCGTAAGGATTCACCGGCACCACTGGGCTTACCGATACGGAGGAATCGCTGCCGAACGGCCAAGGAAGATTTCCGGAGTCTATCTTTTGAATTAAATCCCATAACGTCTTAATCTTGTCCCATGCGCCCATTACAATTTCGAAATTTAATTTCATGGTAGGGCTTGCTGTGAAAGCGTCGAAAACTTTTACAAAAGTATCCCAGCCAGCGGACAATAGACCTTTCGAAAAGTTAACTGCCACATCGAAACCCTGATCGATCATATCGCCGGCTTTTTTATCAATAAACTTTGTCAAGAACGTCGGAATAAACGGTACAAACGCTGTTGTAAGTAAAAGGGGAGGGCGGGATTTCGCGTCGCCCGAAGCAGGCCAGAAGAACGATTTAATGAAGGTCCCTATTTCGGACGCAAAGGAGATAACGGCCTCTCCTTGGCTTTTAAGCATCTCCCCTTTGTCATCGAAAAACGTTTTTATAAAATCAGGAACCGCTCCTTTAAAGAAATCAAGCATGGCGGAAGGGTATCGTAGGGTTGCGTCGCCCGTTTTGACATCGAAGAACTCCCCGATGAAATCAGAAACCTTGTTTATCCCAAACGACAAAGCCGCTGACACGGCGACATCGGATATCGGTACGCCGGTAACAGCATTGAAAAATGTCGCCATGATTCCCTTGATTGCCCCAATCGAGAAGCCAAAATTTATTTTGGCTTCTGGGTTTTTAGCTTCGCCATCATCTGTAAAAAAGTTCTTAATGAATCCAGGGATGGCACCGAGTCCGAATGATAAATCCAATTTAAACGGTTCCAAGCCGGCCTCGACGACCTTGCTTAGGAACTCTCCGACCGCGTCTTTTGCATCGCCAAAAGCGTTGGGGATTGTCTCCGTTAGAAAGGTGTCAGCTTTATCCCATCCAATCAGGAAGTCCGACCATTTGATTCCAACAATAGCTAAAGCAAAAGTCCCCAACCCCTCGCCTATTTTCTTCAAGGCTGGCCCGAACCCCTCATCAAAGAGTTCTGTTATGCCTTTAATCGCAACTTTGGCCATATTAACGGGGTCACTCATAGTCTTAAATACGGTGTGGATACCACTTAAAATAGTGAGCAACGTCGTTGCCGACTTGGTAAAGGAATCCGTCGCCGTCCCTAAATCTTCAAACGCCTTTCTCAATGCGGCACCAAATTCATCGGTCACTGTACGGGAATCTTCAAACTCCTCCCTGGCCATTTTCACAATCTGTTCCAGTTTGGCGAAGTTCCCAATCATCGGGCCTTGTCCCCGAACGAGATCATTTATAGCAGTTATATCCCCGTACATAGCTTGGCCCATCGCCCTAGCCACTTGCTCGAAATCTTGGCCCGATACCTGGGCAATCTTGAATACGTCGGCAAGGTTAGTAGCAGAGATCTGGGCCGAGTTCGTTGTTGCCGTCAGGATGCCCATAGCGGTGGCTACTTCAGCCTGCGTCGTATGAACTTCGGCGGCAATGTCTTTGAAACGAGGTTGCATCTTGTCGAAGGCACCTACTCCGGCATCCCCCATTCCGATCAATGAAAACCGTGCGGAGGTTGTGGAACGGGTTAAGGCATTACTGGCTTTTAACACTTCCTTGAAGACGACACCGACGCTGATAGCACCGAAACCGACGATGCCCATTGCCTTCCCAACGCCGCCCATTACATTGGATAAACCCGCTCCGGTTTTCTTCAGACCCTCAGCTTGGCCTTTGACAGACTTGAAGCCTTCTTTAGCTTGCTTCGTGTCTGCGACAACATCTATACGGACTACGTTACCGGCTGAAACCACGTTGCATCATCCTTTGCTTTCCGTAATCGTTCATTACTGGCGCACTCATAGAGGGGCCGTCATAACCTTCCATCTCGACTCCTTCCGGATCGGGGTGCGCTTTTGCCAAAGCCTCGTTCATATGGAACAGTAACCATGCCGGCTCCCTCAAAATCTCCGAAGGCAGGCAGTGGTATTTTGTGCAAAAACCCTGAATTATTTCGTATTTTGTCAGGAGCCAGGGCTTGCTAACAACGGTTCCATCGCTGCGGATGGCTCCGTCTCCGACTGCACGCCATTCGTTGATGGCTCGAATAAAGGGTCTGGGACATTCGCCACCGCCTTAATCCACTCAGGAATCAATAGCTTTGCAAATGCTAGAGGTACCGGCATGATCCCATTCCGGCCAGCAAGGGGTTTAACATTCCCCTTGCTGTCTGGGTAATTCCATTCCACCAAGACGTGGGCTGTGAATAACTTCATAGCTTCCCCGAAGTCCTCGGATAGCAATTCCTGTATGTCAAACATTACATCCAGATCAACGTGCATCTCACACCGGACGAAGATGCCTTCCCATTCTCCGTGGAACGCTAACTCGACGATATTGCTAGGAGCTATGCGTGGCTCTTTTAAAGGGCGTTTACTCATGACCTATGCCCACGTCGGATCAGTTCCGCTCTGAAGAACGCCTGGAACGGAATAAGTAAGTTCGCCAGTGCTAGCCCTTGTAAGTGGATAATCCGTCAAGAGGCATTCGTTGGATAATGTTTGACCGCTGATAACCAACGTGACCGTCCTCGTAACGTCTGCGGATGCCACCGTTTTGAAAACATCATGCGATGCATTGCTGCCGTCGTTGAACACCCCGTCGATGGTAACGGAAAAATCCGCTAGCAGAAGGAGTCGTTCAATCGCACTTTTATCTAGACCCGTGACATCCTGCACCGCTCTAGGGATTGCAAAGCTCACGCCGGTAACATCGTTAACCAAAGCCCTCAAACTCCCAGCACTATCATCTACGGAACAAGTCGTCCAACCTAACCCAGATTCTTTAGCCATAATTACCCACGCTCCCGTTTAAATTTATAAGTCTCTTCGTGGAAATCCCATAACCAATGGTCGTATTCAACCACCTTTCTCTCATGCGCTATTCTTCGTATCGGTATGGCGTCTCGGTCGTTTCTTTGCATATGCCGTTCGAAACACTCCTGCCCAGGCTCGAATATAAACCGTGATAAATTGTCTGCGGTTTGTTCTTCTCGGAACCTTCGCCCCGATGACCGACGAATATAATTAGCATGGGCGGAATTCATCGGAAGAACAGTGATCCATCCGTTCGTGTGGGAGGGGCATCGGAACTCCTGGCAACCAACGTCTTTCATGTGCGTGGCAGACGGAGCCGCCAACTTCCAACCCTGACTGCCGGCTACCGGTACGTCCCTATAGGGCAGGATGAAAGCATTATTAGGCATCGGAACTATTAATACCCTTCCGCATCCACGGATTCGCCCCGCCGCAACATCACCGCTATTACCGCATTGGAGAATGAACCGGTGGTTGTAATCCTCAACCCCTTATTAACCGTCCCTGAGACAGTTTTTCTCTCCGCTCCGACGGCCTGAGTGGCGAATGTTAGCAGGGTTGCCCAACTGCCGTCTGTTCCGTTCGTTGTATCGGAAGAGTCTTGAACTACGAACGTGGGAGTCCCCGAATCTAGAGAGAATATCTGGATGTAAGCGGCTCCCCCCGCTGCACTCGATGCCGTCACAGCCCCTGTCGAACTTCCCGCACTGGAATGGGTAATTTTGCCAGCCGTAACCGTATTTCCCCACTCCAAAACGTTGCTGTTAGCCAGAAGTTGAACCGAGTTAGTTAAAGAACCGTCTGTTCCTCTTGTCGTGTCATAAGACATCTGCTTGGCGACAATTCCCGCCGCCGTCTCGCCTAGAGTGCTAGACTGGAAATAACAACCCACTACATCCGTTCGGGCCACGGCCTTTAGGGCGGCGTGTTGCTGGTTGGCCGCATCATTGAAGAAAGTGGTGAAGCTGATTTCACCGCTACCCCTGCCGGCGATCCGCTCAACTGCACTTTTATCGATCCCAGTAACATCGAGGACTTCTTTCGGGGAAGCCACGGTATCCACGGAACTGACATCGCCTGAAATATCCTTGCCGCCGATGAAAAAACCTTGGCCTAAACCTGACTTTTTAGCCATTAATTACCCTCCCTTCTTAACTAGCAAAGCACCGGCAATAAAATCCTTGACGGACGCCGATGCCATTTTCGTCGGTTTAATGAATTCGTCTCCCTCTAACCAATCGGTGTGTATCGTCCCGTCAGACCAAGAGATTATCGGCACTCCTGCGGGTACACCCCTTGGGTTTTGAACTATATAAGTTGTATCCATCGAATCTCCTACGGGGCGAGTGTATCGCTTGAATCAATTATTATTGGAATCCGTATGTCCACCACTCGGTAAATCTTCGGAGGAGTGCCGATGTCGATTCGGCCCCAATCAATGGAGACAGGGGAACCGTACATACCTGCGAAATCTATGGCACGGATATTTCCGCCTAGCTGGAAGTCCTCTACTAAATCAGTCAGGAAGCGGCTTTGAGCGTCCATGATTCGGTATTCACGATCCGCATCCTTGTACTTCAACCAATCAATCATGATCCGGACGGTTAAGGTATGAATCTCCACCAAGCTATTTAGGGTTGTTTCCGGTATGCCAACGCTGTCAGGCCAAACGGCGGCTGACAATTCCGCCACCGGCGGGGCCGTGAACTCCCCGACTTGATGTTGGGTAATGTAACCCTGCCTCGCTATGTGGCTGTGCATAACCTCAACGGTGTCCCTGATTGCAAACGGCATTAGCGTTTATTCAACCTCGATATGTACCGGCGCATAACTCCCTGCATAATCGGTTTAACCTGACCTTGCATATATTGGGCCGTCCGTCGGAAGACATGGTAGCCACGGAAGCGGGTACTAGGGTTTCCGAATTCAAGCCAAGGGCCGTAGACGACCCCAGAATCGTGCATCATAGACCCGATAGCTCTCCCCGCCGTGGTTCGTTGTGCAAACCGTACATTGCGTCTGTAGTGTCCTTTGCTGGCCCGTTTCCTTCCCGCTTGAGCCACCGATAAATAAACCCCTGCGGGTCTGGGCCTGAGCAGAGTATTGGCCTTCAATAAACCCCGTTCAGATACAATCCTGACCCCTTCCGTGGCCAATTGATCCAATATGTTGTCTCCACGACGGAAGAAGTTTCCTTCTACGGTAACCTTCGTTCCAGCCATTAAACGACCGCTCCTACTAGGACATTCCGGTATTCACCCTTTATCTGTCTCCACAATTCGCCCAAACCTCTCGCCTCGAATTCTTGGGAACCCTCACCTGCTCCGATACTAGTTCCCCATGCCGAACGGTCTTGTCTCACCGACGCAATAACATCCGCAACGCATAACCGGACTACATCCGGTTGAGGCTGATACCTGCTAATCGCCGTTGTCTGGGCGTGGGTTGCTGCCGTGGTTCCGTTCGCATTCCTCTTGATTGTTAATGTCCTGAAAACATGGACCGCAGCATTGTTGCTGTGGGCTGCCAGAACGGAACCGTCAAAGGCTCTGGTTACGGTAAGGTCATTACCACTTATTGAGTGGATGAACATTCTTTCTGAGCCAACGAGGATGGTTTCCCTTATGCTGTATCGTGAACCACTATCAACTGTAACGGTCGTATTGGACATATCAGCGGTTAACGCGCCGTCCAACAGGTCTGAATTCTCTTCGGCTGCGGAAGTCTTTTCAGTGACTTCTATCGCTTCGGACTCAATCAAGAGAGTGTCCCCGACATCTATGGCAGAACCGTCTGAACAGACAAGGCTCGTTACCGAAGCATTTATTCCGCTGCCATCCCTGACCGTCCCAGCCGATTCGGTTTCTTCCCCGAATCCCCACCGCCCCAGTACACTTATAGAACGCTGCGGAGTGTCGCCAGCTTCAAACCCAGCGGTTGAAGAAAGATCGATTTCGATGCGGTCATAGGGTGGACCCCACTGAGGTTCAAGGAAGAAGTCGCTACTGCTTATAGTGGTCGGGGTCGTGTTTTGCGCCCTCGTCTTCAGGGTGGTGACAGCGAGTAAATCATCAGGGAGTTCCAGTACATAACGGCGGGAGAATAGGCGTGGAGGCCATCGGAACTCATAGGTGCGGGTTCGTGGAATGAACCACCTGTTCAACACCTTTTCAATATGGGCCGACGTTGACCTCAAGTGACGGTCAATGAGGGCATCAAACTCTGAACCAGTTATCGAAGCTGCCATTTTCACAGCCTCTCTGGTAGCGTATAAACGTGCCATTAAACCACTCCTGCTTGCGGGAGAGCTATTTAGCTATTAAGTTGTAGGTTTACTTAACCTCTCCAAGTAAAATGCCCGAACGGACAGTTCAGAATGCCTCTGGCGTTCTCGTCCAAGTGATGCCCACAGATTGGGCATGATAACGGCCTTTCCGTGAAGTTCCTGATTCGCGTTTCACGGTTCTCCGCTATAACCGCTGACAGTTGTTCCCACGACATCAGTCTTGTTCCATTATCAGGGAGATGGAAAATATCTCCCCAGAGGATGGAGTGAAAGCCCCTTCGCTCACTAGGACTCCATAGATGGCATCGTCCCCCGCCGTCGTTTTTATGGTCAGCGGAAGTCCATTGGCGATTCCATGAGATGCCCTTGTATCCGATAGACCGCCATTATCAGACAACGCGGGGAATTCTATTCGCCCAAGGTAGTTATCAACATCGGCTGCAACAGGATTCGTATTCGCCAGATTGTCGTTGAGGTTTCCTGTCGGGGTGATGTCGAATAGGTACAACGTCATCGCCTGAGTTCTCCCGGTATCGTCATCGACCAAGGTGGCAGCAACGATGGTCCCACCAGCCCCCGGCGTATGCACGATTGCGTCAAAGTCCCATGC